GAAAGTTGGGCTATGATTTCCGCTTCCGATGCGCGCGACAAAACATAGGAACGCGCGCGAAGATCAATCATGACCTTCATCAGCCCATCGAAGGTTTCGGCCATATACATGCGGATAGTGGAATCAAGCCGGTCAATGGCTTGCACATCACCGGCGCGCAAATCACCGAAGTGACCTTTGGCCGCCATCAGGATTTGCGTGAAAGTTTTCCTAAGCTGGTCCGCGGTTTCAAGTTGTGCATTGATATGTATGTCTTCAAGTGCCCGGTCACGCGCAAGCACCCAACGTCTATAGGCTGGTGACTGAAGAAAGCTTTTTTTCTTCAAGTGGATCTTGGCCCCATGCAAATGATGTTGATGTCACCATTGGCGGCGGTGGCGTTGAACGCACGGAACAAAGATAGCGCCGATGTAGATTGTGCGGTGACTTGTGCAAAGATCCAGTTGGATGCGGCGGCGGCATTGAAGACCGCGGTCACACAATTTGGTGCGCTAGAAAAGATGCTGGCCGCAATGTTCACAGTGCATGAACCAGTGCTTCCGTTTGAAACGGAACTGATCCAGCTTCCTGATTGTGAGACAACGGTTGATCCGGCACTTCCGCAAGTGATCCGCGCGCGTTCGATTCTTTCCGCTGTTGATGTGTTGGACGAAATAGAACCTTGGACAAACTTAGGTGTGACCTTGACGGCGTACGCCGTGACCGATAGTGCCGCGGCTACAGCCAAAAATATGTTCTTCATTTTTTCCCCTTAACTTTGTTGATCACCCACTGGACTTTTCCAGCTTCAAGCCATCCGTAGTCGGATGAACAGTGGCACGCGCCATCAATGACTTTTGATTTGAATTCATCGCACCGGCGAACACATGCGTTTTCTTTGCTTGAACTGTTGTTCCACCGGGAAATCTGATTCCATGAAATGGACAACAGGCCGAAAACAACCACGCCCACGACAACTTGCCATATTTCAATTTTCAGGTTCATTTTTCTTTTCCTTGGGTTCATCGATGATTTCAACCGTGACCAACGGCTTTGGCAACATCGGCCCCGCAAGCACCACACACTCACCATCGCGTTTGACTAAGTTGAAGCTGACCACGGACGTGTCTGTCTTCTTCATCACCCAACCGATGGCCACAAAGATCATGCAAAAAATAGCGAATTGTCCAAGGACTTCCATCACGCTGATGCCCATTCGCTTGAACAAGTCTTTCACACGATTCCTTTCTTGGCCGCAAAGCGGTCAAGCTTTCTTCGTTTGGCGCGGTTCAATTCAAAATATTCTGAATTGCGGATGCCATCCGCGCGTTCAATGCCTTCACGAAAGCGGCGGTACTCTCTCAAGAATTCATGAAACTCGTGTGGGTGGGCGAACAGGAACCACAGACCTGTGGCATAGGAACATGCGATTTCCCACGCGCTGACGGTGAAGGTGAAAACCAATAGGAATGGAAACTTGATTGCCGCGGCAATCGCTTTCATAGTTCAGGTGCCTTTTCAGATTCAGGCTTTGGTTCAATGCACTTGCACGCGTTGACGCCGTTGGCTTGGTGAAGTTCCCAGTGCGATTGCTTTTTGCCATCAATGGTGACTTCGCATCGCTTTTGACAGTTCTTCTTCGGATCTTGGCAAGTGGCCATCGCATAGATCACGATGACAAAAGCTAGAATGAAAATCATGTAGCGACTTAGGTTCACATTGGCGTGGATCACGAATTGGTCCGATCTTCTTGAAGGTCAGCTTTGCCGGCGCGGGCAATCTGTTCATCACGGATAGCTTTTCCCACCCACATATAGGCTTCCTCAAGTTTGGTCAGGACCAGCGATTGCGCACGTCCCGGCTTCAGCATTGTGACGGTGGCTTGTTCTAGTTTTGTGAAAAGTGTTTTGAAGGTTTCTTGATCAGCCACAGCAATGTGGTCATATTTCACGTAGTCAAAGCGTGACATGTGTTCCCCCGGTGTTGATGAAACCCATTCAAACGGACCAGGCGGCCCGTGGTCAAGATCAAAGCACCCGCTGGATCACGCGTTGCTTTGCAATTTCGCGGATGAGTTTCGGCGGCGTGATCTTGTGAATGGCATATCCGATGCCTGATGCGGCGTGGCCCCGATCCTTTTGTGGACCAGGATCTTCAACAAAGTCAGCGCCTTGCTTCCATCCGGTGCGGTCCATGTCTTTGCACAACTCCGGGCATGTGTCCGGGTGCACCCACATTTCCACTTCACCAAGTGCATTTTTGCACTTTAGGTTCACGGAGTTGGTTCGGTCTTTGATGGACGGGTTGGCCGCGGGTGTCTCATCGCGGAAGCTGATGTTGTGTTTCTTGAGCACGGCTTTCAAGATGTCATAGTCTGATTGGTTGCTGGTGCGCTGGGTGGCCTTGCCGGTGGCGTCACCGCATATGATCAGGTTCGGTTCCGCGCGATAGCCCGCGGCTTTCATGGCCATGATCTTCACAGCCAAGGCTTCAGCGGCTTCCGGTGTGTTGCTGTTCTGAAGGTGTAACTCATCGAACCACCACCATTTTTCGGCGGCGTTTTGTCCAAGCGTCCAGGCCATCGGGTTCAAGTTGAAGTCCGCACCAAGGACGGCTGAATGGTACGGGGACCAAAGCTTGCCCACCATGAACGGACATTCGCGCGCATGGTTGTGTTCACCCCAAGCGTAGTAGACTTTCCCGGTTCGAAGGTTGATGAATTCAGCGCCTAGTTCTTGGCGGAATTCCAGTTCAGTCATTGTGCGTTTTGCGGTGGCGATTTCTTCCGGCGTCCACCACCAGGCTTCCCAGCTGGGGGCGTGAATGATGTTCCAATCAGGATCGGTGGCGTGGGTGTTCTTCAAGTCATACAGCCAATCAAAACCATTCGGGCTGGACATGATGTCCGCCCACCCTTTTGATTTCGCAAGCATTGGGAAAACAACCATCGTCCACAAGTCCTTGTGCTGTTGGCGCGCTTCATCGATCACGGCACCGTTCAAACTTTCCGTTCGAAGATCTTCGAAGTTCTGTCCCGACTTGAAGAAGATGTTGTTCTTCCCCACAAGTTCCACCCGGCGTTCTGTTTCGGACTTGTATTTCAACAGCTGGCTTTTGAATGGGTGAATGAATCGAAGGTAGCGTTCGAAAACAATTTCAGCGGCGGAAATTGTTTGAAGCACGTGCCAGTATGTGGACCACTTTTGCCACGGGGACTGAAGCGGTTTCCAAACAAGTTTTCGATAGCCGATTGTTGTTTTCCCAGACTGACGGCCCCAAAGGGAAAGGTTGAATCGGGCTAGCGATTGATCAAACTTCTTTTGTGGTGATGTCCGGCGCGGTAGTCTTAGGACTATCTTGTCATTCGACTTCATCCGGCCATTCAAGCACTATGTCTTTTGGTTTGTCATCTTCACTTGGCGCTTCAGCCGGGGCTTCAGAACGTGGGTTCCGCCATTTGTCTGGTTGCCGATTGTTCAGCCAATACATGATGGCCATGGTGTCGGGCGGGTAGTGTTCCGTGTATTCCTTTTCGATGACCACGGCACGCACTTCACGCTGGCCTGTGAATTCATTTTCAACAACTTGCTTGTCCAGGAAGTGTTTCACCGCCTGGTGACTGTAGCCGGTGGCGCGGCGGAACAGACTGGCTTCAACCAATTGGTCCGCAATATTTTTGGCTTCCTTTAAGGCAAACAAAAATTCCTGGTTGGTGCGTTTCCAATAGCCGATGGTGTTCGGGTGGACACCTATGAAATCCGCAATTTCAACGTCAGTGCGGCCTTCCTGTGCCATTTCAATTATTTTTGTGAAGATGACTTCATTGAAGCTGGATGGGCGGCCAACAGGTTGAACCGCCTTTGTTTCAGATTTGGATTTCTTCTTCTTTGCCTTAGGCTTGGCCATGTCCCCCTCAATCTACCACATAGAAATTTTCGGAAGCTTAGAACGAAACCAAAGGCCTGTTCTATATCGAAGCACCATTTTGAGAAACCAACTGATTTTGTGGAACCTTTGGACGCTTCGCATTATAATATAGATATGAACCCGAAGATGAAAAACGATTTGCTAGAAATGATCCAGGGCTGGATCAATGAAGCTGACTTCACAATGTTTCAAGCACATTTCATGGACATTGATCCTGTGACTGGTGAGCGGTTCCTCACCGTCAGGTACCGCGAAGTTCAATTCAAAATCAAAATCGAACAGGTGGAAGAATAATGACCATCAGACCGAAATGCGCTTGTTGTGGTCAACGGCAAACCACGCGCAACATCAACGTGATCGGGCGCACCTTAGAAGACGGCAAAAAAACCCTTTGGTTCAATTGCCGTTCATGCAATTCAACCCTAGTTCTTTTGTCTAAGCGTTTCCACCTCGAAGGTCTTGCGGTGCATCCTTCACAACTTCGGACTTCTTAACTTCTTTTTGAACTGTGTGCTGAACAATGAAGGCTTTCAGTGTGGCCGCGGAACGCTGAAGCGTTTCGTGGTCCCGACGTGAACCTTGCATGTTGGAACAATTTTGATCCAGCATGTTTAGTGCGGCGTGGGCCTGTTCTGGTGTGACCAATGATTGCAACATGTGTTTCCCCCTGTTGGTATATTCCTATACCAGGAAGAAAACGATATACCGATATATCAGTCAATCTTGAACTTTGACTTGGTCCCTGGTGCCGCCCCAGTTCCACAGTTCGCGCGCGTGGGTTTTGCCGGACAATGAATTCACACAATGGTTCTTTTCGCCAACCAGCACGTGGGCTAGGAAATCCACAAGGCCGGCCATAGTAGTCACTACTATGCCACCACCTGACAATTGGGCCCGGCCAAGCCTTTGCGACACAGTGTCATCCGGGTGGCCACCAAGAATTGTGGAAGCGAATTGATCAACGGCCATGGCCATGTTCAGCAAATATTGCTTCACAGGGACATTGCCACTTCCCACAATCCATCTAGGTTTTCTTCAGTCCAACCAAGGGCCATGGCCACGTTGGCCACCAATGGATTGCGGCGTTCAAACTCAACGGAATATTCCCAGCTGACGATTGCATAGGATCTTGTGGGTTCCGGAAGGCTATCAAGGGCCGCTTGAATGATGGTCAGGTCAAGCCCGGCGCCCAACAACGCAAGTCTGATTTGCCGGGCTGAAATGTTGGGGAAGTATTTGAAGAACGTCACGCCGTCAAAGTGCCACCCAACCTGTGGGGCGGGGACAATGCTGTCTATGTTGATGACCTGTTGGTACCGGTGGCGTTCTTGGTCAAAGTGCGATTCATCATCAGCTTCGGTGATTCCCACAATTTGATTGTCATTGACTAAGGCAAACAACATCTAGTCATCCACTTTCATTGTCAGTAGGTGGTTGGTTTGTTGTTGCAGTCTGAAGATCGAATCAAAACAACCAAGGTGGTTGAAGAACATTTCACTGTAGAACTTGTCACGGCGACGGCGGAAGCTGGCCCTGATGCAATAGACTTCCGCACCACTTAGTTCATTCACACCCAAATTTGATTGCGTGACTGTGGCGGTCCACTCATATCCGGACCTTGTGAAGACCGGATCAAAGATTGGTGTCTTGGCCCATGATCCATTTGCCACACGAAGGATGGTGGCGCCAACCAAGTCCGACATGCAATCAATGCCGTTTCTTCGAAGCTTCAAAAGAAGTTGAAGGCCGTCAAAGGTTGGAATGTTGAACTTGGTGTGAACCACAACTTGAAACTTTGGATCAATGTCTTTTGACCATGTTCTTTCAAGAACCACGTTTGATCGATTCGATAGCGCAAGGATTTGCCCCAACCTTTGGCCAATTGGCACAATGTAGTCAGTTTGATCCATGTGCCGAATTCGTCTCATTCGTTATGCACCAAGCCGATTGAACTTGCGTGTTCAACGCCATCGACGGGAATTTCAATTTCCATCACATAGTGGTTCAAATCATAGAGTAGATCCGCACTGACTGGTGTGATTTGGAAATAGCCGTTCACGTCGGGCACAACCGAAACTTGCGAAAGTCCGGGCACTACGGCGCCAAGCTTGTCGCGCACCCGATAGGATGCGTTGCCAAGGTTTGAATCCACTCTTTCACCATTGCGATTGATCCAGAAAGAACACTCGAATTGATTTGCGGCATTGATGTTGGCCACAGCGCAAATCTGAAACACGGGCACAGCTTGAATTGTGCCCGGGGTGAATGTGCCTTGGTACGCTTGGGACGCGGTGAATATATCTGACATACTATGATTCCCTTAGGCTTGGGCGGATGTCCACACCGGGGGGCGCCGCAAATGTATATCGGACAAGTGTGCCGACAACATTTGGAATCACACCCAGCGCGTTCCATGTGACGCCACTGTCTGTTGAATATTGGAATAGTGCCGCATTGGTCACGGTGTTGTGGTTGACCAACAAGACGTTGCTTAGATCAAGGGCCCGGTAGTGAAGCGTTGGAACTGTTGACGGGTAGGCAAGCTTCAATCTGAACGCGGTTCTTGATGGGTTCCCGTTGTCGGAATCATCAACGCTTAGTTCCCACTGTTCAGAACTATCGGTCAAGGATTCATAGCCTAGGAAAAAATCTTGGAGCTGGGCCGGAATCGATGTGTCCAAAGCTATGGTGTCCCACAATATTTTGAACTGAATTTGTTGACCGGCGGCAAAGGCTGTCAGGTCTTCCGCGAAAGGAATCGGAACCCAGCCACCTGTTGGTGAACCAAAGCCTGAAGTTCTGTAGCAAACTTCAAGTGATCCTGTGTAGTCAAACAGCACGTCTATTGTCGTGATGAATTTCAACACAGCTTCGGGTGTGTCTAACACTTTTGTGATGGCCCATGAATAGTCAAACAGTGATGATGACTTGATGTCCGCGGCCATGATGCCGCGCTGGCCAGCTGATCCGTTGGCAATCACCATCCATCCGTCTTCAAAATCCATACATGTGACCGATGACGCTGGCTGAAGTTCCACAACTTCGTTCACAAAGCCTTCGAAGTATTTGTTGTTGGTACCGCCATAGATGACATCAATGACGTTGTTCACGAATTGCTTCATGACGAAAACAAGGCCCGTGGAATATATCGCTCTGTCTAGCGCGTTTGACCATGCGGCGTTGGTGGCCGCGGGGGCCACGATTTGGTTTGGCGTTCCTAGCATGTTGACCGTGGCGAGTGATGGCCATATGACCGCGCCCGCTGTCAGTTCGGAAAGCTTGCCAAGGTACATTTGGGTTCCCGTGGCAAAGAATGCGCAATCAAAACCAGACAGCGGCCCGTGTTGTGGCGTCGCAAAGTCTTCCGAATCAGAAAGCAAAAGTGTTCCGGTCAACGCCGGTAGGTTTCCTGTTTTGTGGGAAAATAGCGCGGAAGTTTGTCCAAATGCGCGACCGATTGTGGCGGCGGAAATGTCCGTGGTGAAGTTGATTGCGGCGCCACCTGTGGTTGCGGAAAGCTGGAATGATGTCGCGGCCACAGAGTTGATGACAAAATATGTGGTGCCGACAACTAAGCCAGTTCCACCGGTCAATGCGGTGAATGTGACTTGGTCCCCGTTGTTGAACGGATGTCCCGCACAAGAAATAATGTCGGTTGCGGCCACACCTGTTGCAGCGAACCCCGCCCATGTGGGCGTCAGATTTGTTGTGAAAACAAAATATTGGTGGGTGGCTGAAACACCGTTGTGGACATAGAGTTTGTTCGCCACTTTGTCCAACACCGATCCAGCGGATTGTGTTTGAAGGTGGCCCGCACCAAGCTGACCTGGTTCTTGAAGAAAATAAACAGCCTTTTGGTCATTGCTTGTGGCGAAAGGAATGGTGGGGAATCCGATTGGCACAAAGTCAGATAGCGCAAGGTTGTTGACCAGCATGGTTCCACCGTTGATCAGCACGGAACCAGTTGTGGTCAGGAACACGCGCCAATTTGTGGTGCCGTCATCCACAACTTTGATTGATCGAAAGGTGGTGGTTGTTGCCGCGACATCGGGTGTTGAAATGTTCACGCGGCCAACGGGGGCGTAGACACCGGTCGTTAGATTAAATGAATATAGAAGAAGTGGAACCACCCCGCCGGTTTCAGGGCCTACGGCAAAAATTCGTCCGTTGGGTGTCATGGCCAGTCCGTTGGCGGCGGGTGCAACACCAAAGTCTGTTTGAACGTCGATGAACTTGTTGAGTGGGGGACCAATCACCAGCTTTGAATCAAGTGTCTTTTGGGCCGCGCGGCCCGCAATTGTGGTTTTGGATTGGTCATAGATGGACACAACATCAGCATTTAGATCGGCGGCTATGGCTCTCATTGTTCAGCTTCCCCTTTTAAATTAGTTCATATTCAAACCCGGATAGTTCATATCGAATTCCGGTTTGGTTGTAGAAAAATCTTTTCCTCAAAACATCAGAACCAAACACAGTTCCCGTGTAGTCGATCACATCCACCCTTTGGTTCATTGTTCCAACATCTAGATATGAAATCGACTTCACTACGTCACTCAAGGGAAAAAGCGCGCTTGTGTATGTGGCTGAAACGATGCGCTTGAATTGATTCCCCGCGTCCGCAAAAACTACCGAAGCCACACGGTCATAGGCGGCCAGTTGATTGATGGCGTAGGTCAGCTTGACGCTTGTGGGAAGGGGACTTGGTGGGGTTTGGCCTACAAGATCAAACTCACCAGTGAGTGGGTTGAACTTGAATGCCATTAGACTTTTGTGACCTCATCTATGAATTCTTTGGTGGAATCCGTGTAGGTCACAGTGACCGTTGCGGTAGTGGATCCGCCGGAACCGCCGTTCTTGAATTCATAGATTTCTGTTGTTGCATTAGGGTAGGTGGCTTTCACGAAGTCATAGACAATGCCGGCCAGAATTGAACCACCCGAAATAGTGATGGGAATGGGTTCTGTGGGCTTGTTTGCAATTTTGGTATGGATGCGGCCACGGCCATCGGGAAAACCCGGTTCCGCGGCACCTGGACTATTGCCAACATACTTTTCATCGCTATCTAGAAATGGCTTGAATGGTCCCGACATCACTTCAAGTGTCGGCAAAATGATGATCGAAAACAACTCTAGACCACCGAATGTTACCATGACGCGCTAGCTTCCCCTAATATTAGGGGACGGGGGTGGCTTGTGAAAAAGGCGGGGGACATCTATTTGAAAGTGATTTCGGGGGCCTTCGTGTCTGATTCAGGTTCCCAGCAAAATGTTGGGAAAGTTCTGATCAAGGCCAAAGACGGAGTGGGCGGGGAAACGCTGATGGGTTTTGCTTTTGATGATTTGGATTCGGTGGATTCAGTGATCCGGGCACTTCAGCGGGCTAGGTCGGTGCTGGTTCCGGTCGAAAAGGTTCACCCGGCCATGCACCGAAAATCTGACGGCACACACTAGATTGTGAATTGAAGCTGTGATTCTTGGGCGGATGTCTTGGGGCAAATCCAAAGGACTTCGGTTTTGGTTTCAGGGCCATTCACTCTCGCGTGGCGAGTGATGCCCTTCCACGGGAAGTCCTTATAGATTTCGGATTCATAGCCGGACAAGATGCCAAAGCCTTGAAGCCTTTGAATGCGGGCCAATAGATCCTGGTGGTGGTGGTCTTTGAATTCGTGGCGGTATTCGTGGCGGCGGTTTCGGGTGCGCTTCACATAGGGTGGATCAAAGTAGAATAGGGTTGTGGGGCTATCGTATTTTTCAACCAAGTCCCGCCAATCTAGGTTTTCAATGCTGACGCCTTCAAGTCTGGTGGTCAGCTGATTGAGACATTTCCACCAAGACAGCCATGACTTGGCCACGCATGTGTTGGAATCGCTGGAATTTCGAAAGCCATTTGTGGAATCCGCAATTGAATCACCGATTCCGAAATAGCACTTCACAATGGTGCGGCGGGCTTGTTCGATCTTGTCTTCACTTTTCTGGTGGGCCCTTCGGTATTCGGTGCGGGAATGGGGCGTCAGTTGACAAAGGCGAACCAATTCTTTTCCGTGGTCCCTGACTACCTGGTATAGGTTCACCAGTTCATCGTCGATGTCATTGATGATTTCACGCTTTGATCTTTGCTTTTTCAAGGTGATGGCCGCGGAACCACCGAACACATCCACGAAGACATCGTGTTCTGGGAAATAGGAAATGATCCATTCCGCAAGGTTCCACTTAGATCCATAGAAGTTGATTAGTGGTCTCACTGTGTGGGCCGGGCGTTCGCTTCAAATTTCATGTTGTAGTTAACGTCCTTGGGCCTTCGTTCTTTGGACAGGAAGGACACGCCTTGTCCGGGCACACCGGGGGTGAAGTTGGGGAAGATGTGATAGTGTTCGATGTCTTGTTTGAGACCACACCTGGTGCATTTTCTTGTGGTCATGGAAATGTCCACGGACATCCATTGACCGCCATCAAATTCCCAGCTGTGTGAAAACCAACATCTAATCTTTTTCCACATCATTTCTCTGTGACCTTCTTCTTCATTCGATCAAAAGCCTGGCAAACCGCACACTGACAATCTGATGTGCCACCATAGGTGCTGTTGTGTGTTTCAAAATCTATAGCGTTGATGATCGGCCAAAGAAGATCGGTAGCGGCCTTGAACCCCTCAAGAAACGCGTCATGGCAATGTTGTTCGTCTATCGACTTCCCCGCCCACACTTCATCCACAAAATAGTCAGCTTGCTTGTCGGCAAAATTAACAAATGCCTGTGTGTTCACTTGATCTTTTCCTGAACCTTAATTGCGTCAAGCTTCAGTCGCAACAGTTGGTAGATTCGGCCCGCGCAATTGCACGCGGCGTTCACCACTTCGGGTTCATACTTCTTCGTTTCCGGATCGGGTGCATTCGCTGTCAGTCCCTTCATCATTTTGAAAATATAAATGCTGGATTCGTCCAACAAATTCATCGAGTGAGACGCGACCATTTCGGAATTCACAGCACCACCACCTGATGTTCTTTCTGGTTCGATGATTTCGGTTGGCTGGCTGACCAATTGTTTTGGCGTATCTTTTTCGGCGTGCTTCACGTTCGCGTTCAACATTTCTGTCTGACCATTCCTTTCTGTATTTGTTTCGTTCATCACGGTGTTTAAGATAGTACTTTCGGGCGATGACCTTTTGTTGAACCGCGAGTCTGTGATGGCGTCGCCTCTGGGCGGCCAGCTTCCGCGCGCGGTGTTCACTGTCTTCGTGGTATTTTTTTCGTTTGCGAATGCGGTCTTGTTCCCGCCGCCGGATGATTGCTTCAAGTGTGCGCCCCCCTGGTGCCATTTATTTTTTCAATTCATCCACAACTTTGAATCGGATGTCCACTTTTTGATTGTCAAATAGAGTTTGAAACCAACCGGTGACTGGCACACACAACAATGGTTGGCCCGTGTCGCCTTCATCGGACGCAAAGACCACCACCCCACGGACGCTTCCCGACTTTGCCTTGATTGAATTCCGGCACTTCGGAAGCGGTCCAAATGATTTGATAGCCCGTTTCTTAGAGCCCGGCTTTTTCGCGGATGGCTTTTTCATATCTGTCCACATGAAATTGGATGAACACTTCCGGTGACACCTTAAGGATGCGGGCCAATTTCTTGAACCGCTTGGGCGGAAGACAAGAAATGCCCCGTTCGGCGTTGCTGACAAACTGGGTGTGAACACCAAGCCGGGCGGCAACATCGTGTTGTGTCAAATTCAAAGCTTTCCGTAGATCATGAATGATGTGCATTTTCCAAAACTCCAATTGTTTATTTGCAGTTAACTTGTGTGAAGGCGGCTTCACGGTTTGGCAAAATATGGACGGCTACCAAACAAGTCAAATCTTTTGATTTATATTCATAGAATTCAATCATGCTGTTGTTTGGTGCGGTCATGGTTCCGGTTTTGGTGAAAGGCACAGAATCGGGTGCACGGCGGGACATCCGGTCCGCTTCACTGTAAATGAAAATGGCTATCAATACCGACATGGCGGCCAATATTGTGGAAAAAATTCCTAGCCATTTCATGATGTGTGCCCCCTGCCCGTAGTAGGTTGCCGAAGATTTGTGCATATATACAGTGAAAACGATGGCGCGGCGGCGCAAAAAGAAAACGCCGATTGTTTCCAATCGGCGTTCATATTTCAATCAAAGCACCGGTGAAGTTTTCGCGGCTCTACCGGTGCGGCACGAAACAGCAACAATTGTTGCACAGCCAAATCCGGCGCGCAAGTGTTTCTCGTCACACCGAACCAACCGTCGAAAAAATAAATCCGGGGCTAAGATTTTCTTCGCGGACCGTGAATCAACCAACGGGGGGAACCCGTCAGTGGGGGCGACGTGGCTGGTGAAGGTAGGGGTGATGTGGGTAGCCTAAGGGTGAGACACCCCAAGAATAGACCATGACTTGGAATCCGACCAATCAGGACCAAGCGGAAGGCCGTCTAGAAAATCGCGCGTAGTGCAAATAGGGTGTGGCTGAAACTGCCAAATTCGAAACGTAGGCACGCACCAAGGCTTTGTCGAAAAAACGTCACGGAAGACGCGGCGATAGCTACCGCTTTGCCCAAAATTCCGCCACCGCGGGTTGCCCCCGGACTTCGTGTCCGGCGGGCCCACTCACCCGGATATGGTTAAAAAAACCATATTTGAAACGAAGGACTGCGCTGCGATTGAAAATCAGTTTCAATTTCCACAGCCAACAAAAAAGATATTGTTGTTTATTCCGGGGCCACGTATGAAGACCAAAAGCTAGGGGAACAAATGAACGAATTCAGTCCCGAACAAGTTGAACTGATCAAGCACACTATTGCCAAAGGTGCCACTGATGATGAACTAGCTATGTTCCTTCAGATTTGCAAACGCACAGGCCTTGATCCATTCAGTAGACAAATCTACATGATCGAACGCCGATTCAAAGACAAGGACGGCAAGTGGCAAAAGAAGATGGAAATTCAAGCTTCCATCGATGGCCTTCGGGTTGTTGCTGAAAGGACCGGTGACTATCAAGGCCAAGACGGTCCCTACTGGTGTGGCAATGACGGCAAGTGGTGTGACGTGTGGCTTCAATCCGGATTCCCCCGCGCTGCAAAAATTGGGGTTCTGAAGAAAGGATTCACCCAACCGCTGTGGTCCATCGCCAAATGGGAATCCTATGTGCAAACGTACCAGGACGGAAACCCATCAAAGATGTGGGCCAAGATGCCAGACCTGATGCTGGCCAAGTGTGCTGAAGCCTTGGCGCTCCGTAGGGCGTTTCCAAATGACTTGTCTGGAATCTACACAGGGGACGAAATGGCGCAAGCTGAACAGGTTCAAGGGAAGTCTGGTGGGCCACAAGCACTTCCACCGCCACCCATGCAACCACCAAAGAATCTTCCACCCGCAAAACCTAAGGCCGGTGGCAAAAAAAATCATGCACCCGCAACAGCTGAAGAAATGGCGCACATCACTGGCCTGATGGAACAAAAGTCCGTGACCAATGATGAACTTCAATTCCTAGTCGTGAAGGGCTTTGGATTTCTTGGCACCACACCGCCCCAATGGATTGCGAATGAAATTATAAATCTTCTTGAACTTGATGGCGCCAACTCGGCAACCATCATGGCACACGCTGTGAAACTTCAGAATGAACGCGAAGCTGAAGCCATGGCGAAACTCAATGAAGCCGCACCACCGTCAGCTGATCCAGCGGACTATCTAATGCCCTATGGTTCCATGAAGGGTAGACCGCTTCAGGAAATTCCGGAAGGTGGATTGAAGTCCGCAATTGAATGGGCTGAAAAGGAAATGGCCAAAACCCCGCCACCAAAAGGAATTGCGGGAATCATCGAAATGAAAACTAAGGTTCAAGCTTTCTTGAAAACGGTGGGACAATGATTCCAAGAATTCGTGGCCGTACCGGGAAAGCGGAAGAAGGGCCACACGTAGGCAAATGGTTCTATGAAATTTCCATATGGGACTTCACCGGGGAACAACAGGCCGGTGAACCATTTCAGTTTGGTCCCTTCAACACTGAAGATGAAGCCCATGATTTTGGCCGCAAAGCCACCAAGGATGTGGCCCAATTTCTTGAAAAGCGGATGACGGGTGAAACATCAGAGAGATACCTAGACATGAAAAATGGTGGCATCATGCGCCCGTGGGAAGACCAATGACCGCACGTGAATTCTTCGAACTGAACCCAAGCTTCAAGAATCTTGATGAAAAGCTTCGGACCACAGTCCTGTCCACAATTGAACTTCTTGAAGAAGATCCGCGGGGCGCACTTCGCATGGCCACAAAGGTCATGTCTTCGGAAAAGATGCCGAAAACCCAAGGTGAAGTTTACACTTATTTCTTGGGCATTCTGTCAGGCTTTGCCGCGGCCAACATGCCGCCTTTCGGAAGTGATCCGTCATGACCGCTGCATATCTTGGCGAACGGCCAAAAAGAATTCCAAAGAAATGCGCACCGGGAAGACGCAAACACGCGTGGCGTGCTGGCCTTGGCACCAACAAGAACAACAGCATTTCTTTCCGGTATGGACTTTACTACTGTCAGTTTTGTCCAGCACAGAAAATCAATGGGGTGATCTATGAGTCAGAAACAATGGACCGTCACGTGGCGCCAAGTGTTCGATCTTCGGATGTCTACTGAAGTGTCAGCGGCCACCGAAACCGCGGCCATACTGAAAGCACGGAAGATTGCTTCAGAAACCAATGATCCAACCATGATGGACGCTGTGATTGATGACGTGTGTGCTTGCGATGAACCCGATGACTTTGTGGCGAACGAAGGGTGGGAATCATGACTATAACCCGCGAAGCGCTCGACAAGGTGAGGGAAACTCAGGCCTCAAAGTTTGCTCGTGAAAATTCTGAATTAGACAAAAACGAATTTCCCTATGGCTCTGGCTATCAAGAAGGCTTCGCCGCCGCCGTCTCGCTTCTCTGGCCGGTGATTGAAGCTGCTTATGAACGCAACCTAGATAGCTCGCCTGAATTAAAGCAGGCCATAGCCCAATTAAAGGAGCGTGTGAAGTGAAGTACCCGCTAACAACACCGGACTGTCCGGTGTTTTTGCGAAACGAAGACTTGGTGGCGGAAGCCAATCGATGCGCGTGTGATTTTTCAAATATTTCAAAGGCATTGGAGTCAGCCGCAAACGAACAAGAAGCGGTAGTGATTTTGGGCCACGCACAAAAGATTCACCGCGCAACATTTGATGGATTCATCTACGGCGCCGATCATGTGCGCCAACAAATCAAAGATGGGTTGTTCGAACCTAGTGACTTCCTAAACAGTGATGGTGAACCGGCTAGTGCCGAAGCCGCGGCGATGATTGCCAACCGAAAAATTAAGGAATGGGTTGAATGAAGCCTATGTGGATTGTGTTGGTGGACAAGGTGCCACAACCAGAACCAAAATTGTTCTTAAGCACGGAAATGCAACGCCTTTTCGATTTCATCGTGGCCTTGACTAAGGCCGACACACGATTTCATGTCTACCAAATTGAACAAATCAAAAGCTTGGGGAAATTCTAAATGAGTGTTTCTGACTTCCTTGCTGGCCTGACGTTTGGGTTTGCGGCGGTTGGTGTGGCCGCCGTCATTTGGTTACTATATCGGGTGTGGAAATGAATTTCGAAAAGTTGGACAAGTACCGGATCAAGGACGGCTACCACGCGACACCGCCACGCACACCCTACGGCGCTTTTTTGATACCGACAAAACCAGGTGGCCCGCAAATCTTTGTCATGGCATCACCCTTCGATGGCACCGAAGAATGGGAACATGTGTCCGTTTCTTTGGCGCACCGATGTCCTTCGTGGGAAGAAATGTGCAAAGTTAAATCACTCTTTTGGAAGCCTAGTGATTGTGTGGTTCAGTTCCATCCGCCGGAAGAAGACTATGTGAACAACCACCCGTTCTGTCTTCACCTTTGGCGGTGGCGCGGCGGCGGCTTTCCCCGCCCACCAAGCATCCTTGTGGGAATCAAATGAGCGAATTGACGATGTGCAATCATTGTAGACTTTTAAGAATCAAAGCTGATGCTAAGAGAAAAGGCCTTGTGGTCATCATGGCGCGCGGCAAAAAAAGCGTTGGCACTTTTGGTAATGGAACAGACATTCATGTAGTAAACAAAAAGGGTGAAGAATTGAACGACAATAACTTTGTGTCGTGGATGGCCCTGATACCAAAAAACTGCGAATGTTGAAGGGGGAAATATGGAAGGCAAACCTGAAGTGTGGTGGGTTCATCGCTGGGACCATGACGCTATTCCAGCCCGGCCCGGGCAACCAATGCCTGACGGCTATGTGGAAATGGTGCCCAAGTCTGACTATGACCGCATCTTAGAAAATGCGAAGACCGTCAGTGTCCGTCAGGAACCAACAAAAACAGTTGTCACCCTTGAAACTCTTCCGATGAAAGGGCTTGCCTGATTGGACTGGGCGGAATTGCTGAAGATCACGTCAGCCTTTTTCATGGTTTTCTTGTTTATTTTTTTGCTTGGCCGGTGGTTTGAGTGATGGGCAAAAAAGGAATTTCAAACATGAGCCGTTCGATGACCTACACCAATGAAGAAATTGATCATGATTGGAAGCCATTCGCGATTGGCCCACAAAAGGTTCAGGCGTGCCGTCGATGTGGTTCGGTCCGGCGCGCGGATGACAAAAACAAACCGTGCAAAGGAAATGCGCGCGTGACGGTGAGGGAAAAGTGACTGACGAGAAAAAGCCGAGGGTTTTTTACGCTGTTTGGGAAGACGAAGAAGACGGTGACGATGGGTACAAGTCGGGCGCCATTTCAACTGAAGGTGGGGGCAATTTATATTGGTGCGACAATCAATTTCCTGTCATCGAATACGCCGCCTACGAGAAACTGCAAAGCGAAGTGGAGCGGTTGCAATTAGAAGTTATTAAGCGAAACCAGTACAAGGTTAATGAAGAACATCTAGCCAATATCCATAAGCACTATGAATACATAGAAGCCAAACTCCAAGCGGCTGAGTCCGACGCGAAAGCCTTGGCCGTGGCGCTGGACAATGCTCACCAAGGAATCACTCAGTTGAATCGAAAAGAGCATACAGAGATAAAAAGTGTGCATGATTTGCTTGTTGCATGGGACTGGGGTTACGAAGCCCTTACGCCGGAAATACGGGAAAGATATTTGGAAAAATGATTTGCCGCCGCGCCCACCTTAGAAAAATGTCCTTGAAGTGGGGTGACTGGGGCTATGCCACGTTTTGTGACCGCACCATGCGCGCACAATATGTGACCAGTTCGGAATCCAAAGTGACTTGCAAGGATTGTCTTCGCTTGTCGATCATGAAACTTGAGTTGAAAATTGAAGATCTTAAGGGACAACTGGACAAGGTGTGTGCGTGGTCGCGGGGGAAGAATCAATGAAGAAGCCTAAGCATATGTATTTTGTCTACCAATTTGGTGAACTTGATTTTGTCGGAATGAATCTGAAATCAGCCAAGGAAATGTCAGTCAGCCCGGGAAATGATCGGACGCCATACAAGATTGAACGATGGAAACTGGTGGCTGGGAAATATTGCTTTGATTGCAAGGTGAACAATGCCAAATAACTTCGCTGAAATATTCTTTTGGTTTTCCTTGGCCCTGCTCATTTGGCAATTGGTCCGCTATGTGCGAATGGATTCCGATGTGGAATGGTACCGAAAGCACCCGCGTGATCCGGGGCCCGATGAATACAATTTGAATACACCCATTGATCCGGGGCAAGTTCCGCCGCCACCGCCAATCAACAAAAGTGATGTGAAATGAAAACGCACGCTGGGAAATTCTTCCGGAATCTTTTGAAACTTGCTTTGTTGTTGTGGGCCGCCCGGTTGGCCTACTTTGGCGAGTGGGACCAGGGCACCTTTCTTCTTGTGTTGATTTTGGTGTGCACGGACGCCTATGGTTCAGACCGATGATTTGGAAACTACTTAGACGCCTATTTGGGCGCACAAAAACACAGGTTGAAATCAAGTACCCGGTCAACATGCTGGGGCCCGAAACTTCACTCGGTTCCCTGAAGCGACATCATGACACGTTGTTGGTCATTCGAAGGGCCGCAAACCACCCAAGTGAACGGCTGTTGTCAGACATAGCCACCTTAGAACACATCATGAACAGCGCCGCGCCCACGGCCATGGCCTATGTTTTTGCCCGTGAAGTTGAAAAGCTTCGCAAATTCCGCAACACTATCGACATACCACTAATCGATGTTGCACGGAGTTTGGGCTGGGAAATCAAGCCGGGAAAGTTTCCTTTGAAGAACTAATGATGTGCCTGTTCCTGTTTTGGGTGACAGTCTTTTTCCTGTCAGGCAAAGGGTGTGACTTCAATCCGCCACCCGATCCAACCACCGAACTTGATCAAAAAACCAAAACTATCATTCGCCTCAACAATTGAAATTGACCAAATTTGACTTTTCCACACCGCATCGCTTATTCTGGTGCGGAGGGCCAAACATGAAAACGGAAAAGGTTTTGAACGATTTGGCCAACGCTATTCACAAGCCGTCCAGCCAAACCGTGACCATCACAAAAGAAAGTGCCACGCTGATTCTGAACCGCGTGAATCACCTTGAAGGTATTGCCGCCGCGTTGTTACGCTCACAATTGAATGCGAAACAACCAATCATCATCGACACCAGATTCGCCGAAAATCCCACCAAATAGTGGGGGCGTTTGCCTGACCTGTGGTGGTGAAGGTTGGGTTTGCGAAAACCATCCGACCATCGGATGGAATGAAGGTGATCCGCCCTGTTGTAACGGGGACGGCGCGGGCCAACCATGCGCTTGCAACAAGTCAGAACCCCCATGGGAACACCAGGACACCCGGATCTTTCAGTGACCAAGTCCTATTCGCTGGTGGCCGATGCCATCAAAGCCAATGGTGACGCCTTATTTTCATGCTATGTGAAAGTTCCCCGCCACGTGGTGAAGAAAAACGGTAGGCCTACGCGGCGGATCCACCAAAGAAACAAGTTCGGACTTTTGAAATCCAGGTCCTTCCCGGGCAAGTCCCCAGAACTGGTCCAGGCCGAAAGCCATTTGATCCACGCCTTCCGGGCCGCAATGCTTCGGCACAAAGATTTCAACATGCTGACCGGGCCCATGTGGTGCGTGTTCCTATTCTATTTCCCAGCTGATCAGTTCTTTGTGAAGAATGGCGCGCGACGGGGAAAGCTTTCTGGCCGCCTTCCCGATCTATCAAACCTGTATGAACTTCCCCAAGATTGCCTTCAAAAGGCTGGGGTGATCGAAAATGACCACCTGATTTGTTCGCATGATCTTTCAAGACGGCTTCCGGGCCAAACCTACGCCCTAGAATTGTTCATCTTTTCACACCCGCTTGACGTGTCTCGCGGGCCGGACCTACAGGTGGTGAAGTGAGCCGCGGCATTGGTTCCCGAATCGCGCACGCATTCATCAGAGTGAAGAAGTCCGCCGGTGGAACCACAATGTATTTGTCCGTGTTCGCGTAGGTCAGGAAGTAGAACTGACCGTCCTTGCCCACAAAGTGCGCCCCGCCCGATGACGGCTTAGATAGCCCAACGTCAATCACCGGCCCCCTCGACCGGCAACCAACCACCACCAAAAGCACGCACAGTATGCGCATATTCATATGCTTTTCCTTATCAAATCCTGAAGTTCTTTGGCCACCTGTTGGTA